CAGTATAGTAATGATATAGACATACCACGACCTGTTGTGCCAGTAGTTGTCTGACTTACAATACGCGATCCATTATCAAACTCAATCGACCCTTTGTTGTAACTAACAACACCACAGCGTACAAAGTCGGCGCACAGTTCATACCCATAACGAATACGTTGCATAATTTCCTGCGCACCTGTAAATTTGTGAGCAGCAACTAGAATAGTTTGATCTGGATGGAACATTGCATACCATAGCAAGTATCCTGCGGCACAAGTCGTCTTTCCACTTTGTCGTGGCATCATGTTAATGTTAAAACGATAATCGTGATACGAATGTAATAATCTTTCTTGATATTCAAAAGGCTCAAATTTAACTTTGCCCCTAACAGGATGCTGAATATGAAAGAAGTTTTTTACAAAGTGCATATACCCTTCTTTAGGGTCAGCACAATGCAACAAGTGCTGAACTTGCTCTTCTGTAAATTTTTCTTTTGTGTGCGCCTTTTTGGTTAAGACGCCATCTAAACTTTTTGCCATAAACTTATTTACATAAAAAAAGCGAGCATATAGCTCGCTTTTGGTATACTGGTATTATCAATTACCTAGTTTTAATTTCAGTGTATAAACTTTGCAAATGGTTAACTAGATTCTCTTCCATTGAGCTTTTACGAGCTAACGGGTTACCACCACCATTGACTGCCTTAGCTTCACGATCCTTGCTGTGCATATCGTCACCGGTTGGCAATACTGCTGATACAGGTGCAGTAGTCGGCCCATCATGCCCTGCCATACTGTTGCCAAATTCTTCTTCGAAATCAGAGCCAAACATTGGATCTTCGTGGTCCGAACCATGTCCGTGTTGTGGAGATGCAACGTCATCAATGTTCTTTAAAACATTCATTAGTTCACGGATGCCGCCACCACCGCTGGCATTCAAGCTAACATTCATGTTAACAGAATCAGATTGGCCAGGTGCACCCATAGGCATCATGCCACACTCTTCAACACTAGCACCTTCTTCAATGGCACTAATTTTTTGATATAAACTTTTAAAATCCATTATTTTACTCCCTTAGCAGTTGGTAATTTAACCTGCTTACCGCCAATAGTGCTTAGAGCTTTTTTGTTAACTGGTTGCTCTTTAACATCACCGGCCTTAGGAGGTTTAGTTGGAGTTAGCTGATCATTAACACCTGTGTACTGCGTCATTGTGTGTTTTGTTTTGCTTAACTCTTTTAAGAAGTTTTCAGTGCGGTTTTCGCCAACTTCTTGTTGTGCGCCTTCGCCTGTTTCATAATCTTTACCTAGTAAAGCTTCGCCGCTTTTCTCGGCATGTTGCAAATTGATTTCTGTTTCTTTTTCTTCGGCTAGGTTGCGTACTCTAATTTCGCTGTGCGTTTTCTTCAAGCATGAACTCACTGCATCTCTGACTTGCGAACTAGTTGCCGGGTAGTTTGTGCAGACATCGAACACTGTCATGCCAACGTTTTTAAGTTCTGGAAAGTCTACGTTGCTTTCTTGAATTGGTGTACTCTTACCGCTACTGCACGAAGTAACGCTGTATTGAGCAAGAGCTTCTTTGATTTTCTTGGCACAGTCTTTAGGGCAATCGCCGGCAACTTTTACCTTAAATTCGTAAACTTTCTTGCTTTCTGTTAGGTATTCTTTAAATGATTTCATAGCTTAATCCTGATAGTATATTTATTTCATTTTCTTTAATTGCTCTATCAAACTATTGCGGTCTGCAATAATAACACCGTCGCCGTGAAGGTTAATACCACTCTCTTCTCCGGGATTGGTATCTTGATCTAGCTTTTGTTTCTTAAGCTGTAGCTCAATCATCTTGAGTTTTTTGTCAATTTTTGCTGATTTTGCGTCGATAGCATTTTTAAGCATGCTACCTGCAACTTCAAAAATACGGCTACTGTAACGTGCTTCTACGTTCATGCCTAGGTCAATTAAGTCATCGTAGGCATCTGTAGCACGTTGGGCAAGCGCATCAAACTCTGCATCAGCGGCATCGCCTAATCCAGTAACTTGCGGTAAACTAGCTGAGATTTTGTCAAACTCATCCATGCTCCGTAAGAATGGCTTGGCCAGTTCTGCCTTGGCTGCTGCTTTTTCTTCCTGCTTAACAATCTTCTTGCTTTCAGGCAAATTAAGTAATTCTTCGAGTTTCTTAGTCATACTCTTACTTATGCGCGGCCGTTGTGGAACAAGTCATTTTCGTTGACAATTCTAAATTTAATGCCCTGTTGCTTGCACCATAAGCTGGCTGCTGCCCACTTGGCTTGATTCTTAATAAATTGTGCTTGATTGTATTTGTTCTTGCCAACACGTTCCAAGATTGTTTGGCTTGCTGGTTTTATTTCAATAAGTTCGATATTCATTCTGTTGTTTTTGTCAGCATACTGAATAAAGAAATCTGGGACGTAAACAGTATTTCTTCCGGTTAACGGGTCTCTGTAAGGTATTTGCACAGCTTCGCTCGCCCACTTTTGTACGCTGGCATTTGTATCACAAAACCGCATAAAGCTAAGTTCCCAACTACTTCTATAGATGGGCATCTTTAATCCTACATATTTGTCCGGGTGTTGTGGTACAAATTTTCCCCTAGCAAATTTGGCCATATTAAACTAAGATGTTTCTGCTTTCGTAAGTATCTGCTAAGTTTGCAATTCTGTAGCCCAGTAGGCTAATTTTTTCTCTGTAGGCATTTAATACTTGCGCAACAATTTGACTTAGCTGAACATCTGTTAAAGACTTTAAACTATCAAGTAACTGAAAAGTAGGAACACCATCAATCCTTGCTTGATTTAAAATTACAATAGCAGTACTGCGAGCACTGTCTTGGTCAAAACCTCTTTTCAAAAAGAAGCCAACAGTTGCATCTATTTCGTTGGACGGGAATGTGATTTCTTTTTGAAAAAATTTATCAAAGAATGCTTTGGTATCGTCGACTATATCTTGAGGAGTAGGTAAATTATTAGCCATAAGTTTTATCTGATAATATTAATTTTATTTGCAACAGTTATGCCAGTGTTTGAAATGTTAGTAGATTGCGGAAATGTAAATCCGGTTAACCCTCCAACAGTTTGTGTGGAGTCTAATGCTAGCAACCCAGATACACCAGTTGTACCAGTTGCGTTATTAGTATTTTGATATCCGTTGATTGCGCTTACCTGATTGTTAAAGTTCTCTATAGTATTGCTAGCAACAATGCCTTGTTTTGTAAAGGTTGGAGTTGCCGTAGTTGGCCCAGATGGTCCGAGTAACGGACTAGGCGTAACATCATAATGCTCTAAACCAAAACCTTCTACATTGTCAGTGTTAACAAGTCCAGTTGTATAACTTACAGCTTCGTATTGTAAAGCCATTATATTTTCGTGAGTATTCGACGGTCCGTTATACTTAACGTCCTTATGGTCAAAACTTTTGATCAACGGATTATGCAGTTTGTATGCAACATACTCGTGCCGGGCCATATGATAGATTGTGATATAATTGAAAAATGCTACAGAGCTGCCGTTATCTAAACCATATGGGTTTTGTATGTAGTTGGCATTTTTTGTTGCTACTCTGTTGTATGCTCCAGCTTTGGTTGCGCTAGTAGAGTCGGCATAGTAGTAGCCGTAATAATTTTGCCACATCATATTAATAAGACCCATGTTATCGTCGTGAAACGTAACAGTTGTTTCTCCGAATGAATGCTGAGTCTGTACTACTTTTTTTCTGTTGTACTGATTTATAGTTTCCGTAGCCATGGTAAACTTTGGCAGTGTAACCGACTTAACCAACATATTAATTTCATTTTTATGGCGCTGAGATAACTCTATATTTTTTAATGCTGCTGGATTAATACTAAACGCCACATGAAACAAATGGTCAAACTTGGGTGCAAGTCTGAAGCCATCGTCCGCAAATAATTTGCTGGCGTGTTGTTGATCTCTCAAGAACGTACTAGCGTCCGCGGATAAAAATTTATTTGGAGTGAATGCCATAATACTATTTATTCGGTTAGATTATATACGCAGTTAATGATTAGCCATAAAAAAGTCCACCTAAGTGGACCTTCTTATTAATATAAACCGTTACCAGTTGTACTTGTACCACGAAGTTGTGTAAATCCTTGTGTACCCATAGCACTACCAATTCCAATTTGTTGAGCATTATCATATTGAATAGATAATTTAATCAGCATAGGATCGGCTGCGCCAGTGTAGCTTAAAGCTTCGTAACTTGTGCTTTGGATGTAGCAACCATATAGTGCCCATGTTTCTAACACACCAGCGCCGCCGTCGTTGCCGTTACCGCCGTCGAGCATTTCGATACGAGTAACAAACTTATAGTCACCGCCGGATGTAGCACTTGCTTGTTCAAAGAAGTCAAACTGTTTCTGATTCTGTTCGCCAACTAGCTTAGTAACAGCGTTTGTAACGTCGTCACGTAAGGTAATTGCTAACGGATCCCATGTTGGTTTACCAGCATAGTGAATCTTGCTGTTGTAAACTTCCAAAGTCTTGTCTTCGAATTTAACAGTTGGACGAGCAGCGTCAGCTACTTGTTTTGTTAGCTCTACAGTGCTACCAGATGTGCCGAAGTTTTCAAAGCTAACTCTGAAACGATATTTCAACTTCGGCATCAACAAGCCCTGCGTTGCAGAGCTTTGGTTACTGGCTAAAGGTACTGTGAATCTTGATAATGATGCAATTGACATTGTATTCTCCTAGTTATTATAGACCTGCGATTTCGCCAGTATTCTTCAAGCGCAGTGGAATATAGATAAATTCCACTGCCTTAACTGGTTCAATCGCAACATCTAGATATAGCTCGCTGCGGTCAATTCTTGCAGGAGTGTTGTTTGTTGTATCGCAAACTACTAAGAAATCATACAATGCACGTTGGCCTACTAATTCTAATAATAGTCCTTCAGCTGCTTGTTTAATTTCGTTACGAGTAATAGTATCGTTAGGTTCAAATATATACGGTTTAGCAAGTTGGCTAAACTGTCTACGTAAGTAAACAACTAAACGTGCAACGTTAACACGATCTAACGCACTTGCTGTTAACTGACGTGTATATTGTCCATAACATACTAAACCTGTACCAGTAATGAATGTGATTGGATTAACATGAACACTAGCCAGTGTATCACGTTGTCCGGTATTCAATGCAACTGCATTAAACTCGCCGGTTGTAGGATCTACATAACCAACAGATGCAGCATTTGTAATACCACCACGACGTGTACCTGCTGGTGCAAACCATGGATAAGAAACGTTATCGCTTAGTGCAATAGTACGTAACATCATGTGACTTGGAGGAACAACAATGTTATTGCCAACTAAGTCTGTTGTATAGCCCCATGGGTAGTAAACACCCAAGTAAGCATCTGTAGTAATTAAACCGTCATCGCCGTTGATAACTGCGTTGTTAGAGTTATTACCCCATGCGCTAATTGTAGTAGCATCTGGTGTTAAACGTGCAGGAGTATCGCCAACAACGAATGCTGTTAATCCTCTGTCGTAGTTTAATCCAACTAAGCTAGCAATTGTTTCTGGATATCCAGGGCAAGCAATTAAGTTAAAGATTCTTGATTCTTCATCACGAATATGTTGATTGCTTTGGATTTCTGCTTCCAATGCTTGTAACACAACTTTACGAACTGCTTTGCGACCAAATGCGCCGGATCCGTCTTCGTTGTTTGCTGCTGCACTGATCCAACGATGTGGATAGTAGTCAGTCATTGGGTCGCCTTCGCCTACTGGGAAAGCACCGCCAGCGTAACGAATATTCTTGGCAGTTGTGTCAACATAGTTACGAACAAATTTCAATACGTTAAAGCCAGAACGACGTAGGTTCCATAACAACATGCCTCTTGGATACAATGCTGGATCTGGAGCATCAAAGTCAACAAAGTCTTCAACTAATAATTCAGAAATTAAAGATTGCTCAGAACCTTGACCGTCTTTGTTCCAACGTGCATCACGGAATAAAACACCGTTTTCAGTTGTTTGGTCGCTGTTGTCAACTAAAACCCACTTGCTGTTTAAGAAATCATACTTGTGGATTTTTGGATAGTTTTCTGTATCGCTTGTGTCGATCCATAAGTCCCCGTTACCTAATGCTAAACCATCGCTCTGTTCTGTTGGCTCTGTAGCACTAACAATAGGACCATTTGGGTCTGTACCGCCGCCGCCTACTTGACTTTGGTCGTAGTTCAAATAACCAACCCACTTCTCGCCATCGTGAATCATAATGTCGACTTCGCTAATAGTGTTGTTGTACCATAACTTGCCGTCGACTGCAATGTTTGTTGGAGGTGTGGAACTTGCTGGAGCAATTGCGCTGTTACCAATGCTCGGTGCCCATAGACTTGCAATGAATCCATTGCCTGTTGGGTTTGTAAAATAGTTAGCTGTGCTTTCTGCTGTGAATACGCTTGTATTAGCGCCGCTGAATGGTAAACCAGTTGTTTCAATAATTTCAATGTCGCCACCAGCCAAGTGTTGGATAACGATTTGATTTGTGGCTGTCTTACTAGCAACTAAGTTAGAATCTGCAAACGCCGCAGTAAATGCTGCTAAGAATGCATCAATGTCAGCTGCTTCGCCGGCTGTTGTCCAGGTTACTGGTGTTACAGTACTCCATGTTGCAGAACCTACTTGACTTTCTCTAACTTCAATCTCGTATGTAGTGCTGCCCCATGTACTGCCAGTGATTGCACCGCTGGTAATTTTTGTAGCACCCTTACCAGTGCGGATGTAAATCTTGAAATTAGCCAATGCTGGTGCAGATTCATCATCGTTGTACTTAACATATGTTCTGCCAACGTTTAAATTAACTCCGCCGCCCGATGGATCCATTTTGAACAATGCTTCTGGGCCATTGGCATACAACCCAATAGTTTGTGTAATCCAAGAGCTAGTAGCAGCATTGTATTTCTTTACAACCCAATCAGCACCTTGGTTCGCATTTGTTGTTTTAACCCAAATAGAACCTGTAGGACGAGGCATGCTATCATATGTCTTGTATGCTGGAACACTAGTGTGTGCTCCGATAGTCAATGCAGGAGCATAATATGTTTTTGTGCTAGTTCCAACTGGTACTAGTTTAGCTGCTACGATCCAACTGCCGGATACGATGACTTCACCGTCTGTAGTTGTGCCGTCTGTATATAAACTTAACTTGCCAGCTGCATCTAAACTTGCCATAACACCTTCGCATAACGGTGTTGTTCCAGTGCCATTAGTCGATGTTGTATTAATGATATTAACTAGTTCTTGAGGGGTAGTTGCATCCAATGCCGAACTAAAACCGTTGATAACGATGGAGTCAGTTACTGCAATTGTCTGTGCAACTGCTACAGAACCAGTTGCAATAGGCCAGCTACCTGCCCACTCAGGCATACCAACTTCAACCCATGTGCCGGCCGGTTGCCATGCATCAAATGTTAGTGGATTAGAACCTGTATCGTATTTCTTTAACCATAGCTTGTTAAGGCTACTAGTGGCTGTAAGAGCGTAGTCGCCGATTGCGCCGAAACTTGCCGCTGGGCGAGATCCAGTATCTAATGGGTCTGATAAGAAAGCACTATCTGTAATAGCGGATACAGCCTTGACACCAAATGTTTGTCCGCCAGCTGTTGTAGCTGCTGCGGCATTCCACTGGAATACACCAAATTTACTGTCTGTTGTGTCAAACCAATATGTCCCATCTGCTGGCGGGCTTGTTGGTTCGTTTGCTGTGCCTGTTAGTTGACCAACATCTAAATCTGCACGAACAACATAAGCGCGATTGCTTACACCTAGTAAACTGTAGGCAGCTTGTAGACCGTATTCGTTCTGCTCTCCAGCGTGAATAGGATTGTTGTTAGCATCAGTATAGAATTTTGGTACGCCAAAAGTATCTGATAAATCTTTCTGACTAGTGAGCAAGTATACCTTACCTGCGTTAGCCTTCAATGTGCCGGGTGCAATTCCAGTAGCTGAGCCGTTCTGTTTGTTTTCTTCCGATGCAACAATAACTAAAGGAACCGTGCCGGGAGCGGCCGGTGTATAGAAACTTTCATCTACAACTGTAACTGCTACGCCTGGTGAACTAAGTTGAGCCATATGTTTTTCTCCATGAATGCGTGTTCTAATGTATTTATGGTGAATTGGCTTTTTCTACTACTTATACACCTTCGAAAAGGCTATGAAAAGGCTTAAATAAACGTATGAGACCTTTATGTTCGTGCGGCAGGCATCCTGTTGCTATTAATTATTATAAATTAGGCAAGGCTTTTTATAGAAGTGTCTGCGGGCCATGCAGTCGCGGTGTTATTGCTCCACGATGGCAGAGTGCCGGGTATATAATGAAAAACACCTGCGACAAATGCGGTTTTAAAAGTCCGCACCGTGAGGTGTTTAATGTGTTTCATGTAGACGGCGATTTAAACAATTGCCGCCATACTAATCTCAAGACTGTGTGTGCAAACTGTCAGAGAGTCCTGCATAAAGAGGGCGCTCGGTGGCGTCAAGGTGATTTGGTACCAGACTTATAACTTGTGCATACAAGTCGTCGATGCTACCATTGTTATCTAGCACGGCGTCAAAGTGTGTACCAACCCATGCTGTTTCGCTAGCATGAATACCTAACCTTTTAAGTCTATCTTGGCTAATACTCCAAGTATGATTACTGTTGGGACCAAGGTTAACACTGATTGCAGAATCATACCATTCGGGCTCCGGGCCACGAACTACTCGTACTACAATGCCGCCTGCATCCTTGATACTTTTAATTTCGTTAGGAAAGCGACAATCACTAATAACAATGTCGTCTTTACTATTGCGTAGTTTATTTTCTAAGGCAGCAATCCATATGTCATCATGAAATGCTTTACGGCAAACTTCTGTACCCCAGTATTGCAATACCCAACGCGGTGTTAGATTAGGCATATTCAAACGTTCTGCCCACCATGTATCTACCTGTTCTCGCCATTCACGGGCTTGTTTTGTGCGCCCTTCCAGCATTGTTCTATCCCAGCCAAAGACGTGAGCTACTGCGTCTTTTAGGCTGTTGGCAAAACTCTCTCGTCTAAATCCATGGAAATTTGTAAGGTAATCGGCAACAGTATCTTTGCCGGAACCAATAAAACCACACACACCTATAATCATAGCACACCCCTGTTGTTGTGCTAGTATATAATAGTTTTATTGAAAGGTCAAAAGATTTTTAACCAATAACAAAGGTCATCGGCGTGCCGCCGGATACTAGATTTTCAAGTTCTTTGTCTAGTTCTTTTAGTTCTGTTTGGCCTTCGGTTTTTAGGGCAGCGCCATTCAAAGTAATAGAACTTTGTGGCCCGGCAATGTTGCCAAACTTACTACGTGCTTCTCCAAGCATCATCTTAGATACAGCTAATGAATAATCGTATATCCATTGTTTGGCGTAAATATCTTGGAGTATAACCCAGTCAGGGCGATAGTTTTGTGTTTTCATTAATATCTGTTCGCCTTGCGCAAACGGACGTTGCAGAATGTTTAAAATATGGCTTGTAGGTTTCCAACTGAATTCGATAAAACTACCGAACATACGTCCGACTAACTTTTGATAGCCTGCAAACATATCGTAAGTAGCTAAACCGCCCATCATAGTTCCACTTAACAAATAAGTGTTAGTATAAGCCAAATTGAATGGTTCGAACAATGTTCCGCCAGCACCTATGCCAGAACGCGAGCCTATAGCTCTGCGGAATACACTTTGTACACTGATAATTTCATCAGGCAATCTATACTCGTTTTGATCCTGAATTAGTTCTAAGAAACTATAGCTTTCTTCTACAGCATTACTACTGCGCTGTCTAAAACGTGTTAAAGCACGGTCTAAAGCTGTTTCATAGTGCTTAGGATCAAGTTCTACTTCGACCATGCCATCACCCAACATAGTTCTGACATAGTCAAAAACCTTGTTACGTTCCACAGTTGAATTAGATTGGGTAGTTGATGGTAATGCGTCCATTATATTGTCTCCATACATATTTAGCTACTGATAAATATCATTATGCCAAGAATTTCAATGTACAAACCAGAAAGAGGCAACGACTATAAATTTATGGATCGTCAAGTCTCTGAAATGTTCCAAGTGGGCGGTGTAGACATATATTTGCACAAATATATGGGCCCGCAACTTAAGAACGAAGGCACGGCTGATCAACCCGTGTACGATGTTATGAGTGTAACAAATATACAAGATTTGTTATTCTTGGAGAATCGTGATAGAAAATACGACGAAGAAATTTATCGTATTCGTGGACATTACCAAGTACAAAACATAGACTTTAATCTAAGTCAATTTGGATTATTCTTGGATAATGATACAGTTATGATGACTGTACACATTAACGATTTTATCAAGTATATAGGGCGCAAACCACTCAGCGGAGACGTGTTAGAGTTTCCTAATTTACGAGACGAATTTGCGCTTAACGATTTTGATTTAGCATTGCCTCGCTATTATGTTGTAGAAGATGTGGGCCGTGCTAGTGAAGGATTTAGCGCCACATGGTACCCACACTTATACAGATTGCGTCTTAAAAAGATTGTGGATCAGCAACAGTTTGCTGACATACTCAACAAGCCAGCGATGGATTCCAATGGCGATCCTACTGACATGACTTTGCGAGATTTGTTGAGTACTCACAGTAAAGAATTAGAAATTAATGACCAAATAGTTGCACAAGCAGAAGCAGATGCTCCTAAAAGCGGTTATGAAACTAGACAGTTTTATACACTGGCCGTTGACGAGCAAGGCAAACCTGTTCTCAACACTGCCGCCGATGATGATATTCTTGCCAGTCAAAATGTATTGGCAAGTCAAAGTGAAGGTATTCCAGAGCGTACAGGATACACAGGTTATCTAGTAGGCGATGGTTTTCCTGTTAACGGATATGACTTTGGCTTTGGCATCCAGTTTCCCGCTACAGCAGTTAAGGATGATTTCTTCCTGCGTACAGACTTCTTGCCTAATAGATTACATAGATTCGATGGCACACGTTGGGTTAAAGTAGAAGATGCTGTACGTATGAACATGACCAACAATGATACAAGAGCTACTCAAAAGACTGCCTTTATCAATAATACAAATTATATGTATACTGATGCAACTAAGAGTGATGTTGTTACATTAGCTAAAGATGCTACAACAATTAATACAACTATCGATCCTAGTGGTACCGCTGCATTTGTAGTGATTAAACTAGATACATATACAATAGAATATGCTGTTTCTTCATACCCAGGATTAATCACTAACTATAGTTATCTGAATCCAAAGACTGGAATCACTAGTAGCAAAGTTAGAATTAACTTACCAATAATTGCAACTGTGCAACAACAGATTCCATATGCTGGTAAGTGGACTGTAACTTTCTATAAAGTACGAGAAGAACAGCGTCAGAGTTTGAGTAAAGCTCTTAGACCAAAGGCAGATTTATAATGCAGCATTTTTATGATGGTCAGATACGAAGGTATCTAACACAAACGATTCGCGTACTCAGCAACTTTGTTGTTAAGTATGGAGACGGTACACTCGTACGTGTGCCTGTTATGTATGGAGATGCTGATCGCCAGGCTTCTAGTATTATTAGACAAAACAGCGAAAACAAAGTTAATAGTGCTCCAAGAATAAGCGTTTATATTACTGATTTAAAATTAGACAGGGCACGGTTATCTGATTCTACATATGTGGGTAAATTAAATTTTAGAGAACGCGGTATAAACGAAAGCACCAGTGATTATAATCAAAGTCAAGGTCGCAATTATACCGTAGAGCGTATAATGCCTACTCCGTTTGCCTTAACTATGAAAGTAGATATTTGGGCTGCAAACACAGATCAAAAATTACAACTGTTAGAACAAATGTTAGTGTTGTTTAATCCTAGTCTTGAATTGCAAACAACTGACAATTACATCGACTGGACTAGTTTAACAGTATTAAATTTAAACGATATTCGTTGGACAAGCCGAACAATACCAGTTGGTAACGATAGTCCTATAGAAGTTAGTACACTGACTCTCGACACACCTATCTGGTTAAGTCCTCCTGCTAAGGTCAAGCATCTTGGCGTTATTACAAAAATTATTACAAGTTTTTATCAAAATTCAGATTCAAGCCCGTCAGATTATATTGACGGGCTTGGTATCGATTTAGCTGGTAGTACAGTATCCATGTCGGGGTTACTAACTGAAATGATTACTACTATCACCGACTACGGTGTTCAAATTTATAATAATCCACAAGGTATAGGGTCTGCTAGATTATTAAATTCCACAGAAAGTGTAGTGCCCAGAAGTCCTACGTTAGATGTATCTGTAAAACAAGGCAGTTATATTCAATGGGCAGAATTCTTTAATAGCTATCCTGGACAATTCACAGCAGGTTCTAGTAGAATATATCTAATACAGCCCAACGGATCTAATATTGTAGGTACTATGGTAATTAATCCTATGGACAGTACTATACTTAATATAGATTGGGACATAGATAGTTTGTCTAGTAACACAGGAATAGACAGCAACGGATTGTTGGATACAGACAATTTATATAATGCAGCAGGTAGTTTTAGAGCTAACAGCACTGGAACTATAGATGCAATTATCAACCCATTAACTTATAACCCGTTAAGGCCCAACAACGAAACAGAAGATCAAGAACTTGTATCAGGTACTAGATTTTTAATTGTGGAAGACATCGGTAGCGAAAACAATGAGGACGGAGCAGATGCTTGGAAAAATACTGATAATACCGACTTTGTGGCTAGTGCTAATGATATTATCGAATGGCAGGACACCCACTGGGCTGTTATATTTGCCGCTAATCAAGAAAGCGACACGATGATCTGGCAAACGAATATATACACTGGAGTTCAATACTTGTGGAACGGAGTTTCCTGGGTCAAGAGCTTTGAAGGTGAATATAAGGCAGGTCAATGGAGAGTGGAACTTTAACTGAAAAAATCGTTTGTAGTGGTGCATTGTTTTGTGCCCGGTCAACACAACGATTCTTATTGCTACAAAAAGCCAATGGTAAACATATAGGTACCTGGGGACTTGTTGGTGGCACTAACCTATTGAATGAAAATCCATGGCAAGGATTACAACGAGAAGTTGAAGAAGAAATCGGCAAGCCTCCTCAAATTATTAAAACTCTTCCTTTAGAAAAATTTGTTAGTAACGATAGCGTGTTTAGTTTCCACACTTATTTTTGTGTTATAGAGGATGAGTTTGTTCCTAAACTAAGTGACGAACACATGGGTTGGGGATGGTTTGATTTAAGTAGACTGCCAAAACCTGTACACAGAGGACTCGACCTGAGCCTACGTAACCGAGTTATTCAAACTAAAATACAAACAGTAATAGATCTAATAGATAATTTATAAAACAAAAAAGCCGCATTAAGCGGCTTTTTGTTGAGTACTGTTTGAATTAAGCCTGCGCTTCACTCCATCGTAACACCAAGTTACAAGGAATACTTCCTGATCCCGATGCACGATAGATATTAACAGCTAATACGTCTGGACCATTTGGATATGCTCCACGACCGCCTAGTGTAGTGTTTGTAAGTTCTTTTAACGGACTTAAATCAAGTGCGCTGGTAGCACCTGGCGCTGCAATAAACGAGAAAATCTGTTCGCCTGGTTGTGCAAACGGCGGCTGTCCAAACTTAAATGTCACTGAAGTCGAAGCAGGAGTAATTGTTGTGGCATCCGACGACTGATTGAACTGTACACGATAGTATTGTGTACCAAAGTAGCTGACTAAAGCTGCCGTATTCACAAAAGTACCGCCGGGGAAAATACCGCCTTGGTTAACTTCAGTTCCGTTTGTAGCATTGGTAGCTTCCCAGCTGGCTTTTTGGAAGAACACAACTGAAGTTCTTGTAACAGCGTAACGATTTGTCACTGTCAGGGTTGTTGCACCGGTTGTAGTACCAGTTGGGTTTAAACTTAGTGTTATAACCCAAAGCTGTTGGCCACTAAAAGTACCCCAGAACTGAATTGAATTAATAACTGTGCCTGTTGCAATGTTACTACCAGTTACAAGTTGTCCTGTTTGTAAACCAGCTGCCAAGTATGTTGTGTAGTTAGCTTGTGTGATATAGATGTTTCGGAAACCACTGATAACAGAACTGGCGTTACCCGGAACTAGTTCAATACTAAGTGTACCTGTTGGAAACGCTGCTGTTGTGATGGCCGTTGTTGTTTGTGTAGCACCGCTAGCCCATGTGATACCACCACCGGATGCCACTTGTGAAAAGCTAGGCAGGCCGCCAGCACCAGAACTTTGTAATCCGTTCCATGCAACGTCAGCAACGTTAACTGGATAATTCTGTGGGTTTAGAACGCCTTCAACAACAATACCACCAGTTAATTGTGTGCTGCCCGAGAAGCCGTCCGATGTAATTTCAAGGGCTTGCAATAGTAGTTGAGCACGGTTAATCAAATCTCTATCGCCTAAGTCGCCGATAAGTGCATTGGACACGCTAGGAGCCAATCGAATCATAAAGGCAGTCTGCTTAGTAGTAGTTACTGCCAAGTTAGTAGCTTGATAGTTGAACAAATATCCACGGTCAGCATCGAAACCACCGTCTTGAATGTATGCACTACCCCAGTGACTAATGTTTGGAGTTGCTGTGGCAGCTACTTGTAACACACCTTCGTATCTAGGATGTGTTGCCGCAGGCCCTGCACTATATGGTCTAGCAGCACCAGCAACAAAGTGCGTGAATGATGTTGCACGTACTGCGCCTGTTAAGTTTCCTGCACCAGCAGTGGCACTCTTACCGGTATATCTAATTAGTTCGTTATTAATGTAAACAGTACCAGCTGTTGGGAAGTATGTCAAATCTGCAACTGGGATAGTTGTTTGACTATCAGTCATCGCTTCCGTCAACGTACTCTTAGCACCTTCGTTGATAACTTCATATCGAACTGGACTGTTACCTGAACGTTGATAAGCTTCTCTGTTTAAATTGTTACCACGTAATCTATGTACAGTGATATATCTACCAGTAGGGCCACGTAACATCCAATCACAGAATCCGGCTCCATACCATGTCCACTGTAATCCAATCATCTGCATCTTGCCCACATCGATACTGAACCCGCTTGGGTTATGTACGCCGCCGGCACCGTCGCAACGATCCACATTCCACTCTCTCTGTGGAATTGCATAGTCAATAACACGAGCCATCTTAATACCTGATGCAGCATTAACACCTCGATAGTCTGGAGTAACTGTAATTTGTGTATCAGTATTAACCTGGCTGATGACGTGCGTCATGCCGCGAATAACAATACGGTCGCCTGCTGCTAATTGTGCAATAAAACGAGTATTTGTTCCAGTTACAATATTACTGTCAGGCGATACTGCCACTGTTCCTGAAACTTGGAATGTACTAGAACGTCTGCCAACTGATAATGTTTGACCATCGTACTGCCAATATGGTCCGTTCTGGTCATCAAATGTTCCTGCGCGAACAATTGCACCAGTCCAAGTTTTAACAACCATGAAAGATGGGCCGGCCAAGTCTGTTGTGGTTGCGCCAAGTGTTTGTGTGGCTAATACTGTCAATGTTCTTTCATCTATGATACTAGCAATAGTGTACGATCCGTCGTAGCCGGAAGTAATCACTCCATGAAGTTCAATTCCTGCACCAATCTGGCATGCATGGTCCACATCGTCTGTGGTAATTGTAATAATACTACCAACAGTTGTACCAGAAGCAGTTACTGATCTGACATCATAGTTAGGTGCAAATAATGCACCTGTGTTATAGTTAATAGCTTTACCAGATTGATAACGAATGTATTTTTTACTCATACGTATTGCATGAGAACCGTAACTTGGACTTCCTGTACTTAGGATAACGCCGCCGTCTAATGGACGGTGTAAGTAGTAAGCATCGGGACGAGCATAAACTATACCACCAATTGTGCCTGTTGGGGTTAGAGCTGCTCTAGCAGTGTATGTGAACGAGTTAACTGTTGGAACTGTTTCAACAAAAAACGGGCCGCCGGCAATTGCATGGTTTTGTGTGCCGCCGGAATCACTTGTAACAGAAACTAAGACAGTGTCGCCTGGAACAAATCCGTGAGCTGCTGGAAATGTAACAGTAATTATAGGAGTTGCGGCTGCACTGTATGTAAATTGCGGAGCACTTACTTGTGATCCTGTATAAAAGCCGCCCTTACGCAACTGAATAATTGGGCTGAATAAATTGTCACCGTTTGCCACACCAACTTGTGCTTTGGCATAATAGGTAAATGTAGTTGTTGTAGGCACACTAAAAACAATAAAACTTCCTTCGGCGCGAGTAAATCCAACAGCAGCCGAGTTAAGGCCTTTAATTGTGATAGGTTGGCCAACTGCAAATTCATGAACGCTGGAGGTTGTGATAGTAATTAAACTTTCGCCTGTAGCGGCATTTGTTGTGGCAGCACTAACAGTTAAATCGGAACCTGGAACTTCAAAAATACTTGGATAACCACGCATCAAGGATACTGCTTGCCACTTAGTAGGCTGTAATCCATACTCAAAGTCAGCGTCAAGCATGGAAAGCGGCTGTGATACACGAGTACGTTCAAACGCATCTGTACCAACTTCTGGTAAACGTACATCTACCCATTCTTTTTCGTAGAATATTTGAATTGAATCATTGGCGCTATGAGTAGCTGTGTTAACTTGTAGAGTAATAGTAGTGATGCCGTCAGCGCCGTCTAATACGTGAGGAAAGTCTGCACTGTTTGCTCTGCTAAAACTAATTGCTGTGCTAGCGTTTGTGGTGTCTGCAAAGTTATAAAGAATAACGTTGCGTGTGGTGTTCGTGATAATCAATAGCTGATTAAGATCGAGCTTACCCGGAACTCTAATAGTACCTACGCCAGCGACACCTGGGGTAAAAACGTAGCTTCTAATCTGACTTTTGGCCATTTATGACTTCTCCAAATATTATTATGTTATTTAGCTTAACTTATTGTTAGCATTCCGTTATCGAGCACTTACACCCGAAAAATAGCCCATTATAAACATGTCTTCTACTAGCCTCTTGGTGGCCGCATATGTTCTATTAATATTCCATGTTGGGTCCGGCATGGTAATTTCTGCATTTGTAAACCTACCGGCTGCTGCCGTTGTTGCACCTATTGTAACATTGTTAATTGCGCCGGTAGTTGATGGATTAATTGTAACTGTTCCGCTACCAAGTGGGCTTAGTGTTACTGTTTGATTGGTAGATATTGCTGACAGTTGACCTAAAAATGTAGTAGTTTGGCCGGCTGTGCCTAATGTAAGGGTACTTGTAGGACTTACGGTAACTAATCCAGTTGGGCTAATTGTTACATTTGCAGTTGGGCTTAGTGTTACTGTGCTGGTTGTAGTTAGTGTTGTGAATCTGCCATCGGCAGCAGTTATTGCACCTATACTTGTATTATTTAATGTTCCCGTTGTTGTTGGACTTAGACTAAAAGCATTTAATGTTAAATTCAAATTGCCGGTAATATCTACCGTTCCATTGACGTTTAATCCGTCTAGTGTGCCTGCAATATGTGTAACACTTGGTCCTAATGTTGTAGGAGTTAATAATTCATCGCCGTCATATCCTAGGTAAGATCCAGTTGTGAGTTCGATTTTAGTACCAGTTACAGTGATAGTATTTG